GGCCGTGCTCCTCGCCCCCCCGCCCGCGCGCCCCGCCGCCGTCCGCGCCCGCGCCGCCATTACAGCCGAGGTGCGGCATATGGATGATGCCGCCGTACAGGAGGGACTCGCCGATGACTACCGCGACTAATACCCCTCCCGGTAAATCGTCTGCGTGTGTTGGCGCGTCTCGCCGTATTACACATACTGTCTTCGCCGCGCCGCCTTCGCAGCCAAATTCCCGGAATGGGTATGCAACCCTCCTCCTCGCCCTGCTGCTGACCGGCTGCGCCAGCCGTGCGCCGGTCATCATTGACAGCGCCTGCGACCGTTTCGCCGTTATTTATCCCTCGCGGCAGGACACAATGGAGACGCAGCGGCAAATCCTTGCCCACAACCGCATCTGGCGCACCGCCTGCACGGGAAAAAAGGTACAGCCATGAGCCAGGAACAGCTGTTTAACACCATCATCAGCCTGCTGATTGCCATCGGCTGGTACTGGGTGCGCGGCATTGACAAGAAGCAGGACGAAGACAAGCAGCGCATGGACAATATCGAGCGCCAGCTCAATACCGAGCTACGCACCATTGGTGAGCATTACCAGCGCCGCGACGATGCCAAAGAGCAGTTTAACCGCCTCTATGACCTCGTGAACGAGGTCAAGGGGCAAACACAACGGATTAACGACAAACTCGATAACAAGGCAGACAAATGAGCAACATCATCATGACCGACAGGGCACAGCAGGAGCCGACCATCGCCGACTTGATGCAAATCCTGCGCGAAATCCGCGCGCAAAACGAACGGCTGTACACCCGCCTTGACACCCTCGAGCGCGAGCAGACGCGGCGCGCGGCGGTGATTGGCTTTGCCGGTGGCGTCCTTGGCGGCGGCATCGTCAACGTCGGTGTTGCCTTTATCCGCGCCAAATACGGGATATAAGCATGGCGCATGGGCAGGAGACCAGGGACAAACTGCGACGGCTCTACGTCTTTGAGCGGTTGTCGCTGGAGGTCGCGGCGGGGCAGTGCGGTGTGAGCTTTGCCACCGCGCGCCGCTGGAAAGACAAGGCAGAGGCAGCCGGGGACAACTGGGAAAAACTGCGCGCCGCACACACGATGGCCGGCAAGGACCTCGAAGACATCGCGCGGCAACTACTCACCGACCTCGTCCTGCAATTCAAGGCAACGATGGACGCGCTCTCGCGTGAAGACATCCCCGCCAGTGAGCGGGTAACGCTCCTGACCTCGCTCTCCGACAGCTACAACAAGGCCATCAGCGCCAACAAAAAACTGCTGCCGGAAACCTCACGCCTCGCCGTGGCGCTGGAAGTGCTGGAAAAATTGACCGACTGGCTGAAAACAAAACGCCCCGAATTACTCGGAGCGTTTTTGGACGAACTTACCCCGTTTGGGGAAAAGCTCGAAAAGGAGTTGAAGTGAGCGATCTAGGTCATAGTGGATTTTTACTCCATCGTTCCGAGGAGTCCCCCGTGTGGAGGATTAGGCGTCCTTCCTTCTCAAACTGCTTTAACACCATGCGAATTGCATTATTAAAACGTTCTTTTTCGTTGCTAGTTAAGTCTTCTGGCAAATCCAAAAGATCACGTATCAATCGTAAATCTATTACGTCAAATTTTTTCAGTGCTTTCTCAACCACTTGTCGAATCTCGTCTGGCTGAATATTGAACATCAGTATCTCTCCTATGAAATCCAAAGCATTTCTCGAAAACCTCGCCGCGCTGTCGGCCTCACTACGTGCCAACATCGAGGCGCACTACGCGGGCTGGGACGACAGCGTTCAAGCGGTGGCGGCAAGGCGCAAGCTGGTCTTTGACCCGCGTGCGGGCTTTGATTACTTCGTCAGTCACTACTTTCCCCATTATACGCGTCATCCGGAGCGCAGCGACCTGCACCGTTACCTCTTCGACCGTCTGCCGCGCATCCTGCAAAGCCCGAAAAGCGAGCTGGACGCCATCGCTGCACCGCGTGGCGAAGCCAAATCCACCCTCGTCACCCAGCTTTTTACCCTGTATTGCATCGTCACCGGGCGCAAGCATTACGCGGTGCTGATTATGGAGTCTATCGACCAGGCTTATCCGATGCTGGAGGCCATCAAGGTTGAGTTGGAGGCCAATCCGCGTTTGCGCATAGATTTCCCGGAGGCGGCGGGCAAAGGGCGGGTGTGGCAGGCGGGCACTATTGTCACCCGTAACAACATCAAGGTAACGATTGCCGGCAGTGGCAAAAAGCTGCGCGGTCTGCGCCACGGCGCACACCGTCCCGACCTGGTCATCCTGGACGACCTCGAAAACGACGAACAGGTGAGGAGCGCCGAGCAGCGCGACAAGCTGCACAACTGGCTGACCAAGACCGTGCTGCCGCTGGGCGCCGCCGGCGAGAAAATGGATGTTGTCTATATCGGCACCATCCTCCACTACGACAGCGTCCTTGCGCGCACCCTCAATAACAAGGCATGGACAACGGCACGCTTTAAAGCGCTACTCAAACCGCCGAGCGACATGGTGCTGTGGGACGAATGGGAAAGCATCTATCTGTCCAGCGGCGAGGCTGCCGCCGACCGTTTTTATTACGAGCACCGTACCGCGATGGACGCTGGCGCGGTGGTGAGCTGGGCGGCGCGACCGCTTTTGGCACTGATGAAAATCCGCGCCCGCGACGGACATGCCACCTTTGATTCGGAGTACCAAAACGACCCGGTCAGCGGCGAGGACGCCCCCTTTGCCCATGTCATCCAGTACTGGGGAGAGCTGCCGCGCGACCTCGTCTATTTTGGCGCGGTGGACCCCTCTTTGGGCAGAGCGGGCGCAGCGCGCGACCCGTCCGCCATCCTCGTTGGCGGCTACGAGCGCAAGAGCGGCACGCTCTACGTTGTCGAGGCGCAAATCAAAAAACGCCTGCCCGACCGCATCATCAGCGATGTCATTGCCCTGCATCAGCGCTACCGCTGCCTGGTGTGGTTTGTCGAGGCGGTGCAATTCCAGGAATTTTTGCGGACGGAGCTTATCCGCCGCAGTGCTGCGCAGGGCATCCCTGTTCCCGCGCGCGCCGTCAGTCCGCACAGCGACAAGATGCTGAGGATTGAGTCCTTGCAACCGCATATGGCGAACGGCCTGATCAAGCTGCACGGCGAGCAGGCGACATTGATCAGCCAGTTGCGCCATTTTCCCAAAGCGGATCACGACGACGGGCCGGATGCGCTGCATATGCTGTGGGCGGGGGCGGTGGCGCATGGCGGGCAGCAGGTGGGCTATACGGCGGTGCCGCGTCATAGCGACACGGCACGCTTTGGCGACGGCGCATGGTAGGAGGACAAGCAATGCAACACTGGTTTAAGGCGGCGTTAAAGGCCGTACAACAACGCATTAAAGTACCCAAAGGCGCACAGAGCGCAGCGCTGGCCGCACGGCTCGGTACCACGTTTGACCATCCCGGACGCGGGCTGACGCCGCTGAAACTGCACGACATCCTCGAATCCGCCGAGGACGGCGACATCACCGCGCAGGCGGAGCTTTTTGCCGACGTCGAGGAAAAGGACGGGCATATTTTTGCGGAGATGAGCAAGCGCAAACGGGCGCTGATTGGCCTGCCGTGGCAGGTATTGCCGCCGGTGGATGCCACGGCGGCGGAGCAGGCACTCGCCGAAGAGGTCAAGCGCTGGCTGTACGGGCTGGATGATTTTGAGGCGTTGCTTTTCGACCTGCTCGACGCGCTCGGCCACGGCTTTGCCGCCTGTGAAATCGCCTGGCAACAGCGCGACGGGCTATGGCTGCCCGCCACCTTTACCCATCGCCCGCAGGGCTGGTTTCAACTGCGCAAAAATGCGCTGCGGCTGCGCGCGGTGGACGGCAATCCGGAGGGCGAGGAGCTGTGGCCTTGCGGCTGGATTGTGCACCGCGCCCAGGCGAGGAGCGGCATCACCGCGCGCGGCGGCCTGATGCGCTCGCTGGTGTGGCCGTACCTCTTCAAAAATTACTCGGTGCGCGACCTCGCCGAATTTTTGGAGATTTACGGCCTGCCGGTGCGCATCGGTAAATACAGCGCCGGTGCCACCGAGGAGGACAAAAAGACCCTGCTGCGCGCCGTGGTCGGCATCGGCCACAACGCCGCCGGCATCATTCCCGACGGCATGGGCTTAGAACTGCTCAACGCCGCCGACGGCAACGGTGACGCGTACATGACCATGATTAGCTGGTGTGAGAAAACGGCGAGCAAAATCATCCTCGGCGGCACCCTGACCAGCCAGGCAGACGGTAAAAGCAGCACCAACGCCCTTGGCAACGTCCATAACGAGGTGCGGCACGACCTGCTCGCCAGCGATGCCCGTCAACTGGCGGCAACACTGACACGGCAGCTGATTGCGCCGCTGGTACTGCTCAACCGTGGCGGTGTCGACCCGGCGCGGATGCCGTACTTTGAATTTGACTTGTCGCAACCCGAAGACCTTGCCGTTTACGCTGACGCTCTGCCAAAACTGGTCGGCATCGGGATGGAGATTCCCGCTGCCTGGGCGCGCGAAAAGCTCGCCATTCCGGCGGCGGTGGAGGGTGAGGCCGTGTTGCACCTGCCCGACAATAACGCCATGCCAGCGCCGCTCGCTGCCGCTGCCGGTTTTGCCGGCGCGGGATGTCCTTGTTGCGCGCCACGGCAGGCGGCCCTCTCGGTCACGCCGCCAAACGGGCAGCAACTTTTGGAGACCATCCTTGACCGCGACGCCGCGCACAATCCCCTCAACGAGGGTGGCGAGGCGCTAGCGAAACATCTCGGCAAGCTGCTGCAACAGGGCGTGAGCCTTGATGCGCTCGCCACCGACGTGCGCGCGGCTTATCCCGACTGGGAGGGGGCACAAATGCAGCAGCTATTGGCGCGCGCCCTCTTTGTCGCCAACCTGTGGGGGCAAATCCATGCCCGCGCCTGACCTCGGTTTCGCCCTCGGGCTGCCGCCGGAGCGCGCCATCCGCTATTTCCAGAGCCTGGGCTACGCCACCCCTGCCAACTGGCGCGAGGCGCAAATCGCCGCCGAGCAGCAGGCGTTTTTTATCACGGGTCTCTACCGCGAGGACGTGGTAGAGGAACTGCGCGCCTCGCTGCAAGAAGCTATCAATCAGGGCAAATCACAGCGCGAGTGGCGCAAGGATGTCGGCAACCGCATGGCACAACACGGCTGGCTGCTTGATGACGGCCTGATGGTGGACACAGAAACCGGCGAGCAACTGGCAGCGCGCTTTGGTGAGCACCGTCTTAACACTATCTACCGCACCAACGTCAAAAATGCCTTTGCCGCCGGGCGCTGGCAGGAAATCACGCGCGTACAAAAGGCCATGCCCTACCTTGAGTACACGGCGGTGATGGATGACCGCACCCGCGACGAACACGCGGCGCTGGACGGACATATCTACCCCATTGATGACCCGTTTTGGCAAACGTTTTATCCTCCCAACGGTTTTAATTGCCGCTGTAATGTCATCCAGCACAGCGCCCGCGACCTCGAAGCGATGGGTCGTGTTGCCGAGAGCAGTGAGGGGCAGTGGGAGGACGTGGAGCAGCTGGTCGGGCGCGACGGCGACACCGTGACCACACGCGGCCTGAAAATGCCCAATGGGCAGATCATCAGTGCCGATGTCGGCTTTGACCGCAATGTCGGCGCCAATTACCTCGACCGATTGCAGCAGATTGCGGCGGAGAAGCACGGCGCGGCCTTTGCCGAGCGGCTGGCCGAGCAAAGCCGCTTCACGAGCAGCGACAGCATCATCCACGAAGGCGAGCAGCTATATACACGTTACAAAGAGGTGATGGACGAATACATCGCCAAAAAGGAGCCGCACCTCGGCATCCTCGAAATCATGAGACGCGAGGGCATTGCCATTGACGGAGAAGTGGCGGCATACAGTAGCGACGCCGAAACGGCGGCAGAACTGGTGGAAAGCCTGAGAATCTATCCAAAGGCGTGGGTTGATGCCTCCAACAAAATGGGACGGATGCTGGTTGAAAACAGCCTGCTCCGCGCCTGGCACCACACACCGGATGATGCCGCTGCCTTTATCACCGCCATGCGGAAAAAAGCCCTACCGCTATGGGACGAATACGACTATGAGCAATTTAGCTGGGCGTTTAAAGGCAGAAATCCCGCTTTCCAACAGGGAGACGGCCTGATCAAGAATGACTTGAGCTTTGGCAGCAAACGCTACATCATCTCCACCCACGTCCACGAATTTGCCCACCGCTTGCAGCGGGTCATGCCGGAGTTGGACAGCTATTTTTCCCGTATATGGCGGGAACGTACCGCCGGTGAGGCGATACAAAGCATGAACGCCATGACCGGTAGCAAACGTTATAAAGAGCATGAGCAGGGCAAACGCGACGATTTCCCCAGCCCCTACTATGGCAGAATGTACGGCGACGAAAACGACCCGCAGCCGCTTGAGATGATGAGCATGACCTTTGAAGCACTGCTCGGCGGCGACCCACGCAAATTCGCCGAGCTTGCGGCAAAGCCGGATTTCCTGCATTTCGGTTTGGCGCTACTGGTAAGGTACACCCCATGAAAAAAAGCAAAACCATCATTATTGATTTTGTCTTGAGCCGGGACGGCGCCGCCCTTGGCACAGTGCGCTGGACGCGGCTGGGAGTATTAAAACCACCACTCGGCTTCGTCCAGGGCCGTTTCGAGGGGGACGCACAGGCCGTCGCCCTGGTTGAGGCCGCCGCTGCCCGCGCCGTTGCCGATGGAATTGACAACGGTGCTTTGCCGCCCAGCTATAACAGGCCGGTGACGCACCCGGAGCTCTATGATGACGACCTGCTCGCCGCCTTGCTCTACGCGGGCTACGACATCCTGCCGGAAGACAACGGGATCATAAACAGAATTCGCGGCCCGGGCGGACCACTACCGCCGGGGATGACGTACTGATGGCCGAACTCGACATCCGCGTTAACCTCGACCCCCTCACCAACCTGCTCAACAGCATTGAGGGCACACTGGACCATCCCGATGACCTCACCGCCTTGCTTGCCGCACGGATGCAGCGCGCGGTGATGCTCAATTTCCGCGCCGG